AATTAAATGCTGAAGCGCAACAAGCTTTTATGATGTTAGCTCAGTTACAGCAAGGTGCATTGCGCCAAGCTGAAATTGAGATGGCTACTTTAAGAGCAGCACAAGCTCAGTTTAATTCTGTAATTAAATCCAACCTAGATGAGGAGGCTAGGATAAACTCTGATGAACCAGTAGTCGTTGAAGATAACGAAGACTAATTAAATTAATAGGGCTATTAGATTTCTAGTAGCCCTTTATTTAGGAGATAATATGGCCTTTGTTAAGTACCACTTACCATGTCCTGAATGTGGTGGAAGCGATCCAGTATCAGTAGATCAGGATGGCAATGGATATTGTTTTAGTTGTTCTACTTTTCTAAAAGATTATGAGAATAAAAAAGATAATGTCTCAGAAATAAAAACTTACCAGAGAAATTCGATGAACACTTCACAAGGTTCTTTTAACGAACTAACCGACAGAAGTATTAGCTTAGACACCGTTAAAAAATATGGTGTTAAATCAGTTCTTAATTCTGACGGTTCAATTAATTCACACATCTACCCCTACTACATTTCAAATGAAATGGTAGGAACTAAAACAAGACTTACTGAAACTAAAGACTTCCAATGGCAAGGAACAAGTAAAGGTACAGGCTTATTCGGTCAACAAATCTTTGGAAACAAAGGTAAATTTATTACCTTAACTGAAGGTGAATGTGATGCGATGGCAGCATACCAAATGCTTGGTTCTAAGTGGCCTGTTGTATCAATTAAAAGTGGTGCAGGAGGGGGTGTTAAAGATGTCAAGGAAAATCTTGAGTTTTTAGAATCATTTGAGTATGTAGTTATAGCATTTGATAATGATAAAGTAGGTAAAGATAGTGCAAGGCGAGTAGCTAGAGTTTTAAAACCCGGAAAAGCTAAGATCCTTACACTACCTGAAGGATATAAAGACCCTAATGACATACTCAAACAGGGTAGACATCAAGCTTTTGTCAATGCATGGTGGGACTCTAAAATTTATACACCTTCTGGCGTATTAAATATATCAGATAACCTATCGAAGTATCATAATAGAGAGAAGAAAGAATCTATACCTTATCCTTGGGAAGGTTTAAATAATAAACTATATGGTATGAGACAGGGTGAGCTTGTCACATTGACAGGCGGTACTGGTCTTGGAAAATCTACAGTGACTAGAGAGATTGAACACTGGCTAATCACACATACTAAAGATGCTGTTGGTATCATGGCTCTTGAAGAATCTTGGCGTAGAACTGTAGATGGTATCATATCTATTGAAGCTAATGCTCGTTTATATATTGATCAGGTTAGAGAACAGTATACAAAAGAACAATTAGATGGTTACTTAGATAAGATGTATACAGGAGATAATCAAGATCGTGTCTGGGTTCATGCTCATTTAGGGATACATGATATTGAAGAGATCTTTTCTAAATTAAGATTCATGATAATCGGATGTAACTGTAAATGGATTGTAGTTGACCACTTACATATGTTAGTATCTTCATTAGCTGAAGGTGATGAGAGAAGAGCCATTGATAATATAATGACTAGACTCAGATCTTTAGTTGAGGAAACAGAAGTTGGGCTTATACTTGTCGCTCATCCTAGACGGGTAGATGGTAATCGAGGCCATGAGAATGGAGCAGAGATTAACCTGAGTCATCTAAGAGGTAGTCAAAGCATCGCTCAACTTTCTGATTGTGTACTTGCATTATCTAGAAATCAGATGGCAGAAAATACTGAAGAAGCAAACATAACTAAGATGGTTGTATTAAAATCTAGATACACTGGTGATGTAGGTGTTGCGGCACAACTAGTTTATGATGCTGAGACAGGTAGACTATCTGAAGTTTATGAAGATGAAGAAGAGGATAGTGATAATGACTTTGACAAAATACCTTTTTAGGAGTGGGAAATGAATTTATTATTTGACATTGAAACTGACAGCTTAACTCCAACTAAGATATGGTGTATAGTAGCGTATGATATAGATGATAAAACAATGCATAGTTTTGATCCCGATCATATTGATGAGGGTGTTGAGTTCCTGCAAAAAGCAGACAAGTTAATAGGCCATAACATAATTGGATTTGATATACCTGTACTTGAAAAATTAAAAGGTGTAGATTTATCTGATAAAAAAATCACTGACACATTAGCTTTGTCTAGACTTTTTAATCCAACAAGAGAAGGTAGTCACAGTCTTGAATCATGGGGCTACCGACTTGGGCAAAACAAAATAGAGTTCAGTGAGTTTGAAAATTATTCAGATGAAATGCTAACCTATTGCGAGAACGATGTGATGTTAAACTATAGAGTTTACAATCACTTAAAGAAGGAAAGTAAAGGATTTTCTAGAGATTCTGTTGAGCTTGAACATAAAGTTATGAAGATACTTTGTGATCAAAGAGAGTATGGATTTATGCTTGATGAGAAAAAGGCTTCTTTACTTGTAGCATTACTTGATGAAAAACTTAATGAAACTATAAAAGAAGTTCGTAAAGTTTTTAAACCTAGAATAGATACATATACTTTGAGAGCACTTGAAAATAAAAATGGATCAATTTCTAAGTTTGGTTTCTCTAGGGAGTTAGGTAAAAAGATAAGATTAAATGATGAAGAGTATTTAGAAATATCTAAAGAACCTAATAAGATTGAGAGATCAATTGAAACAGAATTTAATTTAGGATCTCGCAAACAAATTGGTGAATACCTTAAAGACTTTGGATGGAAGCCTAAGAAGTTTACTCCAACAGGTCAGCCGATTGTAGATGAGAATACTTTAAATGCTATTAAAGATATACCTCAAGCTAAACTTATAGCTAGATTCTTAATGCTTCAAAAGCGTATAGCTCAAATTAATTCATGGTTAAAAGAATTAAAAGGTGATAGAATACATGGCTTTGTTAATCCTAATGGTACTATTACAGGACGCATGACACACTCCAATCCTAATACTGGACAGCTACCTAGCACAAGAATAGAATACGGTGCTGAGTGTAGATCATGTTGGACTGTACCAGAAGGATATAAATTAGTAGGTATAGATGCATCAGGGCTTGAACTTAGGATGCTTGCACATTACATGAACGATAAGGACTACACAAATGAAATCATTAACGGAGATATTCACACCGCTAACCAAAAACTTGCAGGACTTAAATCAAGAGATCAGGCAAAAACTTTCATCTATGCACTATGTTACGGAGCGGGAAATAAAAAGCTATCAACAATTCTTGGAGGAAACGCAAGTAATGCTAAACGAACTAGAGAATCATTCCTTGATAATCTCCCATCATTTAAATCTCTTAAAGATAGAGTTACAAGAGCGTCAGCAAAAGGATTCTTAAAAGGATTAGATGGTCGTAAGTTAATAGTTAGGTCTGAGCATTCAGCATTGAATACATTATTGCAAGGTGCAGGAGCTATTGTAATGAAACAAGCTTTAGTATTATTTGTCTATTACATAAGGGACTTGGATGCACGATGCGTTGCAAATGTCCATGATGAATGGCAAGTAGAAGTAAGAGAAGATCAAGCAGAAGAAGTAGGTAAGAGAGGAGTACAAGCTATCATAGATGCAGGTGCTCTTTTAAAATTAAACTGTCCTTTAGATGGAGCATATAATGTTGGAGACAACTGGTCAGAGACTCACTAAACAATTGGAAATGTTTGATGATGACCATTCAGATCTAGGGAATGGTGAAAAAAAATGTAGTAAATGTAATATGTTATTGCCTTTAAGTTCATATAGTAAAAGTTCAGGAGCTAATTTTTTAAGACCTGAATGTAAAAAATGTAACAATGAACTTAACAAAGTTAGAAAATTATTATATAAACAACATGGTAAAGCTCCTGATAATTACAAGTGTCCTATTTGTTTAGGTTCAGAAGAAGATGTTAAAGGTAAAGGGAATACTAAAAATGGCCCTTGGGTTCTTGATCATTGCCATGAAACAGAATCATTTAGAGGTTGGTTATGTCATACATGTAACAGAGCTTTAGGTGGCTTCAATGATAGTGAAGAAATTTTAAGACGAGCAATTAAATATTTAAAAGGTGATACCGATGAGCAAAGACTTAACAAAATTAGTAGATAATATTTATAAAAGTCTAGAGCCTTTATCTAAAGGAGAAGCTATATCCTTGTCTGATGAGGATGTAGATAAAGCAACTGATGATATTAACCAAGCCATTAAACAATGGGCTAGGCCATCAGAAAGAAATAAAACTTTTACTTTAAGAATGTCTAATGTCGGTAAACCTGCACGACAATTATGGTTTGAAAATAAAAAGCCAATGGAAAGCAACATAACTTCTTCTAATCAAATAAGATTTTTATATGGACACATCCTCGAAGCTGTAGCTATAATGTTAGCTAAGATGGCAGGTTACAATGTAACTGATGAACAAAAGGAAGTAGAGGTTGATGGAGTTAAGGGTCATATAGATTGTAAAATAAATGGAGAAGTAGTTGATATTAAGACCGCATCTAGAATGTCCTTTGATAAATTTAAAAAAGGTACAGTAGCTGAAGACGATCCTTTTGGATACTTAGGACAACTATCAGGTTATGAAAAATCTGAAGGTACTTCGGAAGGAGGATTTCTTGTTGTGTCTAAAGATAGTGGGGAGTTGTGTTTCTATCAACCAGATTCTTTAGATAAGATTAATATATCTAATAGAATCAAATATTTAAAATCAGGCATGGAACTTGACACACCGCCTGAGATGTGCTACGATCCTGTACCAGAGGGGACAAAAGGTAATATGAAATTACCTCGTCAATGTTCATATTGCAGTTACAAATATGAATGCCATAAAGATTCTAATGATGGTCAAGGATTAAGAACTTTTAAATATTCAAGAGGGCTTATATATTTGACAGAAGTTAAAGCACTACCAAGAGTTGAGGAATTATGAATAAAAAAACTATGAAAAAAATACACAGAAAAGCAGAAGAGATATTAAAAGATTGGTTAATATCTTTATTGCCAGAAGAAGACGCTGATATAAATTCAAAAAATATACAGCATTACTTACCTGAACAACAATATTTTTTTGTAGGGAGGACAATTAGGTTAAGCAACTATTCTTATAAGTGGGTGTGTAAGCTTTTAAAAAAGATGCATAACTCAGGTGTGGATATAAAACCTATGACCTATGGAGATTTTAATAATCTTTATCGTAGGTATTTAGTTTGAAAGTAAAATCAGGTAAACGCAAACGTAGAGTACCTCGTCCAGTAGAAAAGAATTTAGTTACAGGTTATGATTCTAATTGGGAATATGTTTTACATCAAGGAATACTTTCTGATTGGGAACATCATAATGAAAACCCTATTGATTATATAATTGAACATAAATACCATCCTGATTTTGTGAGGGAATTGGATGGTAAGAAGATTCTTTTAGAATCTAAAGGAAGGTTTTGGGATTACGCTGAGTTTAGTAAATACATATGGATAAAAAAGATATTGCCAGATGATGTTGAACTTGTATTTTTATTTGCTGAACCTAATGCCCCTATGCCAGCAGCTAAAAGGCGTAAGGATGGAACTAAAAGAAGTCATGCTGAATGGGCATGGAAAAACGGATTCAAGTGGTATAGTGAAGACAGTATACCTGATTCTTGGATAAACTTAGAAGCTAAAAACAAGGAGCCAGAATGAGAAGAGCTAGTATTGATGATGTGTCACCTCAAGAATGGGATGCTTACAATCGTAAGAGAATACAAGGGCTGAAAGATCCTGACAACTACAATAAAAATGGCATGACAGATCAAGATAGTTTAAATGCTTTGGATGCTAAAATGGAAACTGATATTCTTGAGCCTGACAAACCTTATAACCATCAGACTGATCACATTGCTAATGTAGCTAAACAAATTAATGATAATGTTAATAGCCCTAGTCATTATAATTCTGGTGCTGTTGAATGTATCGATGCTATCGAAGCTATGTTATCACCAGAAGAATACATCGGATACTTACGAGGTAATTCATTAAAGTACCGATGGAGATTTAGGTACAAAGGGAAGCCAGTTGAAGATCTTAAAAAATCAAACTGGTATGAAGAAAGACTTTTAAAATTTATGACGGAGAAATCTAATGTCTTGGGACAGAAAGGCTGAACGAAAAGAAAAGTTTGATAAAAAAAGTAAAGCTAAAAACAAGCAACATAAAAAAGAACAAACAAGAAATAAGGATTATAAGGATGGTAAAGACAGGTAAACAATTTTATTTAGGGATTGAAATAGATTACGATAAAGAAAAAGAACTTAATAATTTTTCTTTAGACACACTTAAAGATAGATACTTTTGGGAGAATGAAACTTATGCTCAAGAAGCTTTTGCTAGGGCCGCTACATATTGTGCAAC